TTAAAGGAAATTGCACAAGGAGCGCTTGAAAACGAATACGGATTCAAGCCTTCTCAGAAAGACATCACGCTGCTTGAATCATCGGGTGACGGCACTTACATTTATTTCAAAGTTAATAATAAGGAATATCAGTTCAATTCTTACATCAGAACATATGATGATATGGAAATCATATGGATAGGACAAGGAACAATCACAAAACTTTAAAAAGAAAAGTGAAGCGATAACGCATACATTAAATTAAAGCCGGCTGAATAGCCGGCATTTTTATGTTTTTGATCCTAACTCATTAGAGAAGAGAAGACATGATGATCCTAGATTGACATTTCCTGTCTTCGAACTGTCGATGAAACAGATAGAACCTGAAAGAATGTTAAAAGATTGATTGCTTAATCCAGTGAATTCACCGGCATCAACTATTTTTACATCGCTTCCGGTTGTAGCATATACGTTTGCTTTTGTTGCATTTCCACTTCCTGTGCATTCTGACACGATCGCCGATGAGTGATAGAGCGCAAGCGCGTTGTGTGTTGAATCTGGTGTTAGCTGGCACTGATAAATCTTAGCGTTGCTGTCATGAATTCCAAGCATGAAGTCACTTGTTCGGGATGGATCCGCGTATCTGTCCCCGCTCGTTAAATTAAGCTGTTTAAACTCAACCCGTGTGCACCCCTTGCATTGTGTTACGTCAAGATTAACATTTGATGCCCCTGTCTGAGGTTCGATTGAAATTTCTTTGGTGCATTGCGGGTAACTCATTAGGTAATTCCCGTTAGCCAGACGAATGCGCGTCTGGCTAATACCATTATTTGGGCACTCGACATGCTTTATCGCTTCATCGATTGACAGAAACGGATATTCATCTGACCCGTCGGCCGGTCCGATCATACCTGAAGAGGCATCAACATAGACGGTTGGCTCATATATAGAAGTTTTTGGTGCGTCGCTTGTCGCGTTTGGTTGTTGTCCGAATAGTGTGAACTCCGCGATGTCTGCGCGGCTAGCGACAATGTTTTGATTAAGCACGTGATAAGAGTACAGGCGTATTTTATCGCCGCATCGGCACAGGTCCTGTGGTTCTCCAATCCAGTAATTTGAATTTCCCCACATTCCAATATCCATTCCTGTTGTGCCGATCACCTCACCGCTATCATCGATACGGAACACGTGGATAAAGTTTGGTTTGAATCGTAAAACCCCAAAATATCCGCCCCCAAGGTACTTACACGTCTGGATTAAATTCTCTGTACTATACGCGGGTTGTAAGGCGTAATTAAGCGGGATATAGATAGCCCCTGAATTAAGGGGCGTCAACACAGAATATGAACCGATCGCCTGAAGTTGTGATGGTACTAAGATAAGCGCCCCGTCTGCTCCGTCCTTGTTGACGAAACAAGCGAACTTGTCCAGCTCCGCGATATACTCTACTGAATTTAGATTGAAGGTAGAAGGGGCGTTTCCATGGCTCTGCCAGATCGTTGAAAGCCAGGACAGATCGATGACGCCGATGCGCGTGATTGATGACGTGGTGATGTTGTAGATTACTACATTGGACGTTTTGACCGTACCGCCGGAAGAATTGAGCGTGTAAAGCTGTGTGAGATATGCGGCGTTTGCGGTGGATCCTTTTGTCGATTTTTTGACGTAGCACAATGAATTTCCATGGCCGCCGTAGGTTGACTCGCTAAAAGAAGCCAGCTGAGCGTTATTGGAGTATAGCACTAGCTGATTATTGTTGTTCCAGTCGGCGGCCGTCGTGTCATTTCCCCAATTGTCCCAGCAGGTTAGAGTCAGGTCACTTTCCCCGTCTACGTTGTTGCAATTACAGGTTCCCTGAAGCTTGATGAAAGACTGGCGCGGTGTGATCGTCTCGCCATTTCCCAGCTTGATCAACCGGAAAACCTGAGAAAGGCACGGCATTGTAGTAATATTTCCTTTTATCGCGTTTACCTTTTTTGTGATGCTCTCCTGAAATTGCTCATTGCTCTGGTTGATCTCAGCGATAGACTGATTGACAGATTCTTCAAGTGATTCGAAATCTTGCTGAATTTCTGAATAATCAACTTCATATGTATTTTTGTTGTCACTGATGGTTTTGAAACTACCAATAATTGCCATATATTACTCCCCCTTTGCGCTATTCGTTGTAAGTGAGAATTTTAGATCTTTGGTGACCGCGTTATATGTCGCATTAAGTGTGATCGCGCCAGAAGCCATTAATTCGTTGATACGGTTGATCGTATATTGCTCTATCTGAGTATCTACGCGCTGATAAAATTCGTCCATGGTCGCATTCAGATTGTTTATTGCGGCTATGATCTCATTCGTTTTTTCTGTCAATTTGGCCAGCAGAATATAGTCAGTTGGCGCGTCGATAAAAGCAATATTGTTGATAGGGTTGAAGTTGAAAGGAAGCTCCCGGACAGTACGCCATTTTGCGATGTGATTATCGGGGCCGTTAAGCGAGTAAGTTTTTTCCTTTTCCATGCTTCTGTCTCCTTTCTATAGTACACTGAAAAATAGGTAGCTCATGCTCTGCCACAGGATGTTCATTTTTGGGTAGACGCGCATAGCGGATTCATAAATATCACCACTTGATAGCCCGCTGATACCTGAAGTGCGGCGGGTGGTATTTTCTCCCTCGTTTAAATTCTCAGTGTTGTTATTTTTTGCTGTGGTGTCCATCGTGTATGCGCTGGTGTTCGCTGTTTCGGTTTGATCGGACCCGCTCGCATAGTCCAACCCGTTAAGCGTTGCCTGCGGAAAGGTGGAATTTACGGCCGTTACGCTTGACGTATCTTTGCTGTCAGTGTTCTGTTGGCTTTCGCTGATATTTTCAGATTGCCGCTCATGCTTTGTGATTCGCTGATAATCTTCTGACACGTCTATGTTGCCGAAAATATCGGCAGATTTTGCGGCTGATTCGATAATGTCGTTGATGAAACCGGCGTTGTTGTAACAATATTCTTCCAGGTATGCTTTCCAGCGAGAATATGGAGTTACGGCAATTTCACGAAAACGGAAGTGAAGACAGAACCCTACCGCGAAAAGCGCGGGCTGTGAAATGCTGTCAAGGGGGAAATCAAACACCATAGATGATGCCTGTATGATTTCATCGCGGTTAAGAACGTGTTCCCAGTCTGTTTTCAACAGTCCTCGCATGATTTCTTCCAGCTGAATAGTATATTCAGAATTATCATGATTGATCATGTTCATCACCTCGCGGCATTTCTTCATCAGGCGTAATATTTCTATAGCGCTCGCCCTGTCCTAAATTTTCGCGCGCATCCTCGTTAAATGCAGCATTGAGCAATGTATAAAGGTCGCTGTTCCAAATGACTGAAATATCAATTCCCAATTTATTTTTTGCTTGTTCGCATAGCTGTTGACGGGGAGAAAGCGCGATGTCACGAGCTATTTCTATCGCGCCTATGTTCCCATTCGTCTCTGACGAGTTAACGCGTTCTCGCTTATCCATATTGCTATTTTCGATTCCTACGGCTGTTAAAAATTCATTTAATAACTGCTGTTTTTCGATCTGAATCTTATCAGCGATAAAAGGGACGTTGAAGGAAAAAGTGGTTAGCTCGTTGCCCTTTCCAGTTAGCGCGGCATTTTTCCACATGTCCTTATCCACAGTGATAAAAGCGTTGTTTTCGGCAATTTGTTTGATCGCTGCCACCATGCTTTGCTTTTGCGCTTCGCTTCCAACAATCGCCCCGGCACTCGCCTTCTGCAATAACAAATTGATGTCTGCCGTGCGTTGCAGATCGGATAAGCGCATAGCATAGTAATTACACAGCGAATAATCGCTTACGCGTTGTGTGTTGGCGAACGCCACCGCCGCCTCTGAAAGCGGTATAAGCCCATAATTAACGCCACAATAGAACGAATACGGTTGAATGTAAGCGGGATATCCGTAAATATTGAGGGGTTGGGCATTAGTGAATGGAAGGGAAACCGCACCTATAATTTCATCCTTGAATATGCAGGCACGGCCAGCGCGGAAAAATGCACGTTCGATCATGTCCGCGTCGCACGTTTCTGGGATGTTCCACGTGAAACGATTTTGGCAAATGTTGGCCAAACGGTCAAACCATACAGTGTAGCTGATGTCATTCATCAGCCGTTGCTTTCTTCTGCTATTTCTTGACATTGTTTTTCACTCCCTGCGGGTCAAAATGAACCGGCTCATATAATCTCATCGGCTCAGCCTCTAATAGTGTCCTGTTGTCAATGGAATAATTCCCAAATAATGCTTCACTGCGCCACCATCTGATACCCGCGTTATAGCGTGCTTCTATCTGGCTCATGTACTGATAGGGAATCACGCCGGAAAGCATGATTGAAGCCGTCTTTGTGTACCAGTAATTCAGCCGGTGATCCTCGTTAGGAATTCCCAGCCGGTCTACCTTATAGCCATACATATCATAATAGTTGTCTAACCTCACGGCCTGGTCATACTTGATCGATCTGCGCTCAAGAAAGAAATCACCCATGCCAGCGTTCACTCTTTCCGTACCCGTGAAGAACATATATTGAAATGGGGCATTGCCGCCGCTTCCCCCTCGTGGGGTCATCGGCATTTTTTCAGCGTCCGTCATTTTCGCGTTCAAGGAACGCACGGCCATTGATGATGAAGCGTCTGCCTGTATCTTCGCATTGGTGTATGAGTTATTCGCCTCGTTCTGGCTGCCTATCGCGCCAGTAAGCCCGCTAACGCCTGAACCAATAGCGCCGATCACATTGCCGCTTGCTAATCCACCGATGACACCACCAATGGAACCAATGGAATTGAGAAACATATTTTGATCTGCAAGCGCCCGATTGTTACCGGCTATTTCCATCGTAGTGTTGTAATTGGTGAGGTTATTCGCATACTGAGCATTGATCTGGTTTGAGTTGAGTGCAAGCCATGCCTTATAAGAATCTATCGCATATGCACATTGTGGATATGCATCAATCTTTATCGCATCGTCTACATCGTTTGCGAGGTTTCGATAATTCTGAGGAAACATGATCGCCTGCGGTGACGGGGATAGCATGTAATAGCATAGACACGACACATTGTAGGTGTCCGCCAGTTCAAACATTAATTCACTTGATGCCCCAGTATTACTTCCTGCAACGCAGAATGTGTAGGGATATGACAATAATATTTTATTGCGCGGCGTGTAGTTATCCACCGTTTCTGGTGTGTCGATCGTGAGCGTATAAGGATTAGTGCCATAGAAGGCGTTAGGAACCTGGCATATTCCTACAATGGAATCACCGGCGCCCCCTTCGGTTAGGTCATTAATATAGCTATTTATCGCATTGGCAAAAGCGTTATCATTACCATATGATGAACGGTTGATTCGATGACCATCCACGCCATTATATAGCCCATAATGCGTGCTTGATGTTTGAGCGCCGCTCGCGTTCTGCGCTGACCAAACGATGACCGAATAGCCGCTTAAGCTATTAGTCACTCGCTCATCCACGATGTAGTCCCCGCACTCCAATTGGTCTTTTAACGCGCTTCGCCCTGTGTAAATGTTCTGGACCGTATCATTAGTGACATGTTCACGCTCGATGTATGCCTGAACAATACCATAGTCAAAAAGATATGTCTGTAACGCGTCAACCTCAAAGGAAACTGTTGAGCTGTTCACGCTATTCTGAACTGCCCCTGTCAAGTAGCAATAATACCACTTGTTTCGGTTTTTTATCATGAGGTAATTCGCACCATTCAAAATCGTTTCTGCGTCATAATTAACTATCATCGTCCCCTGCATGATGTTAATATTCGTGTAGGTGTCATTGCGTAATGAAAGCGTGGGGCTTTCATGTTGACGAAACCATATTTCCTGAGTATAACGATCATAGAAAAATATGGTGTTTTCACCGCTAATATCGGGAATCCCCGCCAGGAAGATAACTTCCGCAGCGGGGATAACATTTGAAACATCACCTATCTGAATCATGATAAAGCTACGACATTCACAGTGAGGCTTACCTTTTTCGATCTGTCCTGCACACTTGTGATGTTCAGTACCTTCGCAGCGCCTCCTTTTAGTGCGGTGATTACGCCGTCAGCAGACACGCTGAATATGCCATCCACGATTCCAGATGACGTGAATTCAACAGTCTTGGAATAGATTCCCGTACCTTCGACTTCCCATGTAAGGGGGAATGAAGAACCTACCGGCAAAGCGATGGTCTTTCCGGAATAAACGGAAGTGACTGATGTCACTGTGCCCAACGTGTTGTCAGAACTCTGTACATAGGCAACGGCATTCGCAAACGGGCTGGAAGCTAACAGCGCCCAATAATGCAGCCAATTCTGCCATTCCATTGACTGGCCATTAGGTTCCTCATGCCATTCATAAAGGCGGTCATACCACTGTACTAGTCCATTATCGAAAGTAATTGCGGCAACGGCGTCCAACGTTTCAATTTCATCCTCAGTAAATTCTTTCACATTCTCGCTATCGTCAAAGAAAGCTTTCAGTCGTGTAAAATCAATATTGCTCAGGCTGTCAACCTTTTTAACCTGGCCCATAAAATTGGCATAGTCAAGATTGAAGGCGGCGGCCAAAACTGAAATATCATATTTTGCGCCAAATGATGTGGTGAGCATAAATGTAACATCGCCCGGGGAACTGCACCAGTTGACCACACCTGCGCTATTGTAGTCAGAGCGGGGAAACATGAAATTATCAAAGTCTTCCTTCATCTGCATTGCCGCGGCCTTTGCATTCGCTTCGGTATCTGCCCCGGACACCTGCGAGATAGGTACTGTCTTGATCTGTCCGTCTAAGATTTTTCTAGCAAGCAGATACTTAATTGCACTCATTTGATCCACTTCACAACCTGCGGCCATCGATGTGAACACCTTGCCAATGAGGTCGGCCATTCCTCCTTCTGTCGTGAAGGCCATTTCAATCATTGGGCGGTTTATGGTTGTTTTATAAAATGTTTTGATATTGATGCGGTAAATCGCTGTTCGAACATCCGCAATCACACGCTTGAAAATTTCCGTGGCGGCGATGTCAGGATTGTAATTGTTCGGTAGGGCAATCTGCACAAAAAATTCTTCAACCAGTTCGCCTAATCCGATCAAACCTTTCTTGAAGTCGCGCCACTTGTTGTAAAACATTTTTGAAGAACCAAAAATGAACGCAAACTGATTGACCATAGCGCTATAGAATTCATTGAGCAGGCTTGAGTTGTTCATCACGATCTGTCCAATTTCTCTAGAACTTGCAACGCCATATTCGGCAAGCGGCACAGCGTTCTGATATGCATCGCTGGCTGTGCTTCTGATCGCGTTAAGGTAGTCGGCGTTCTGAGCAGATACATTCATCTGGACGTTTTTAGGCTTAGTAGCCATGTCTATTCACTCTCCTTTTCAACAAAAAGTTCTTCCATCGGAAGCGTTTCCGGTTCATCGTCACCTTGCGGTTTCGCGTCTGTTCCTTCGCTGTCACCAACCGGTTTATAATCTTTATCATCGCCAGTTTTCCATCTGTCGATGTACCGCTGGCGCATATCCTCATATTTTTTGTGCCAATCAGTCAGAGGATTTACCTTTGCTTTAACAGACCCATCCTCAAGGATATCCACATAATCCTTGAGCAATCCATCACGCTCTTCAATTTCATGCCGAATTTCAGAAAATAATTCTTCTGTTCTCGCCAAAACGGCATCGTCTTCGATGCCACCCATGTAGTCGGCCAAAAGCGTGTTAATTTTGCTTGAATCTTGCATATTTTCATCTCCTTTTTAAAGTATAATAAATAAAAGGCATTGAAGAAAATTCCGGCTCAGGTCCCGGCCCCGGCCCCGGGCCCGGGCCAGGGCCCGGCGTACCGCCATCATATGTTTGAAATGACAATCCCATGCTATTAATGATAGCGGTATCATTGACGTAAAATATACTAGTGGGCTGCACTGAATCATCCAACGCCCAACACTCATTACCGCCGGAGCATACAACGCCATAATCTACCAGTGTTTTCCCTGTTCCGTGTGCTTGATCAATATGGACATGGTCACCGGTCACCATACCAGCTGTTCCGGTATGACCAATCAATTGTCCTTGTTTGACGGTTGAACCAACCGTGGAATACGGTGGGTTGTTGTCATGACCAAATTCAATACACACATACCCAACACCGCCCGGCGTTATCACTTTTTGCTGAGACTGCCAGATGCGGGGCATTCCGTTAGCGGCCGGCCCCGCATAAATTAATCGCATATCACAAGGGGCATAATAATCAGCGGCTGTGGCAGCTCCTACACAGTCGAACGGATGACCGCAACAATGGGAAAAACTGCCCGGGCTGGATGTCTGAGTGACATTGAGTACGGACAGGGGAAACAGGCATACCTGTAACCCTCCATCCCCGGTAAGCGTCTGTCCCGGCTGCATTATCCCCCCATGGGATTGATTACTTCATCCGGGGGGATCGTACACAGCATATCAACTTTTCTTGCGCAAACTCTCAGATCATACAGCAGTCTTTTCAGCCTATCAGGATCTTCTTCATTTTTGCACTGCCTAAGGATAATATGCATATTCCGGTAATATACCCGCATTGCTGATTCTGCCGTCATGTTATACGGCAATTCATAATCGCGTATCATCATAGGTACGCATTCACAGCGGACTGTACTTCTTCATAATTATAGCCCGCATTTTCAAGAGCTGTTTTTCTCGCGCTTCCGTTACCATAATCACCACGAATTACAGCGTTGACTACCTCAGCCGTTACAGCTTTTGCACCGCCGCTCAAATAATCGTTAACTGCATCCTGCACTTCGTCATAATCATAGCCCGCTTTTTCCAGCGCATCCACGCGCGCCTGTCCATTCCCATACTTTCCCGCAATTACATCTTTTACGACATGTGATGTAACTTCTTTTGGATTGCTGGCATTCAGCGCGATCGGCCGTAGGAATCCTAACAGACCATGAGGGGAAATCGTCACGATTGATGCGCCGCTTTTTCCCGCCTGATTGTAGCCGAACGCCATAACACGTTGACCATTCCATCCGACGAACATAGCTACATGACTGTCCGGACAATCAAGGGAACCACTGTTCCACACTAACCAGTCACCATATGTCAATGTTTTAGAACCGTATGAATAGCGTGCGAAAATCTTGGAAAGACCCAAGGCTGAAAAACGTTTATAGATTTCTTTTGCATATCCACTGCCGCCAATAGCGTTTAAATTTTTCCCTAACTCCTTACACTGGAGCTTAAAAAGGTCTACACACTGTACACCAACTACGCCATCATAATCAATAGACGTATTTTTGTACTTTCTGTAAAAACTTTCGCCAACAATAGCCATTAGTTATCACCCCCCGTATTCATTTTGGCCATGTAGTCCATAAATGTCTGAATCATCGTTTTAATTTCGCTGATAGCCTCAGTGTTTCCCTTGATCGTATCACTCAAGGTACTAACCTCGCTCTCATGGCGGTTTTCCTGCCGCACGATGAACCAACCGCAGAAAATAAGGCATGCCACCGGAACGCCTAAATTCTGCACGATCTCAATAATTGTTTTAACATCCACTTTTTCACCTTCCTTTACATGGCTATTATAACACGTCTACAAAAAATTTGAAATAAAGGCTAAGAAAATTTCTTTTGTTTTTACGCTGTCATACCTTATTCGCTGTGCCATGTAATACTTTTTCAAAATCACAGCAAGAAATGTATTCCGATATAGGGCAATTTCAGTCTCGCTTTCCACTTCTCGGGAAAGAGCAATCACCTTAGAAAACTGGGGCTGAGCGTGTTCGCTAACGAAAAACTTATCGCCGTTAAAATAGACGCCCATCATCGCGTCGGCCTTTATCGTCAGATAATATTTTGCCCCGCGCGGGGGCTTTTCAATGTAAAGGTCATTATCATAGCCAAACTGATTATAAAGGGCGAAAGCTTCATAGCTAGTACCATGCATCAGTTCACCCGCCAATGTATTTTTACGCTGTTCTATGAATTTTTCATCGACACCGATATACAATAGTATTTTCTTATTATCGCTGATAGAAATGTTGCCTTTCTTAGGCAGTCTCAACGACCAAAATAGCACATATGGATTATATAACACAGACGCATTACCCGTCATGTACATTTTTATATCATTCCTGTTTCGAGCTACAGTGTCAAAAAGATTCATCAGCTTTTTCGGCTCTTTGTATAAGTATTTTTCCTGACTGTCGTTTTCAATCAAAAACTCTTCAAAGATAACTATGGAAACATCGGCAAAGCTGGCCGGTTTGAGATTCTGCGCCTTGCTCAGCTCAGCCACATACCCCACCTGTTCGCCATTCTCGAAAAAGCCCTTTTTCATCGTCTTCACATCGCGGCCGCGATTTTCATTTATGTCTGGAAATATCTGCATTCCCTTTTCTGTAATATCCTTCCAGTTCTGCGGACGCCTCACCACGTATAAGAATTTCTTGCCCTTCTTGATTGATTTTAGCACCTTTTCTTTCCACCCATAGGTTTTGCCAAAACCTCTATTAGTTTCGATAATATTCACCGGACAGTCGTACCCGTCTATTTCTCGCCAGTTTATATAATTCATTTTTTTCACCTCGCTTTGTTTCACGTGAAACATAAATAAAAAGGAGAAACAGGGACTGAAAGATTCGGCTAAGCGGCGGAACCACCCGCGCATGCGCCCGGCCGCGGTCAAGCGGTGGTTATCCGGCACGCATCACCTAACTATTATAATCTTTGCCCGTGTTCTCCTTTTCAAGGCCGAAAGTTTCCGGCTCTGCTTATATTATAGCAGGATTTTTTTTAATGTCAATCTTCCTTTATTTGAAAGGTTGTTTCCTCTAATAATATGCCTGTGCTTTTCTGCACCGGTCTTAATTTTCCGGTATAGATAGCCCCTACATGGAAATTTTCCCATGTGACCTGCTCACGGCAATTTTTTGGCAGTCCAGCAATGGTTATTTTCATCATACGTCCATCCCTTACAGGATAGCCGCCGCGGTCAGCCTCTTTTTCGTCAGCGTCCATTTCCTCTATATAGCACTTTGGATGAAGGTAGCGTGCGCGGTAGAAGCGTCCTTCAATTTTCATCGCGCCCAATCGCACATCATCTATATCAACGCCCACCGGATCTTCATCGCCTAAAAGGTGCAAGCTATCCGTGTCCATATAAAGAAAGCGGTCATAATTTTTCTGCGCGTCCCGGATAATGCCCGCCCTGCCATATGCAGTGATGAAAGCAATCACAGGTACATATCCTTTGCGCGCTTCTTCCGGTTCTTCCACTAATCGATGCTTTATCTTCCCATCATAGTATGGCTCTTTCTTGTACATCAAGCGCTTTGTGCCAAATTTTCCCGACAGCTTATTTTGCATGTCTTTTGCAATCTGCCTTCTGCCTTTGTTTCCTTCCTCGCTGGCCTTTGCTTTTTCGGCCGCCCACTTGTCTACAAAACCCGCGAAAAGCTGACGGGAACCGCGAAAGGAATAATAGTCAAGCCACGTTATGTTATACACCTCATACTGTTCCATCATCAGATCTATATCAACATTAGTAAGCGTCAGCTCTATGATCCCGTCCGTTTCCTCGATAAATTTCACGTCGCGAAAGCGCGAAACATGCTTTCCCATCACAGACGGAATATGATCGCCCTTGACTTTCAATGAGCATGTCAACCGCTGAATATATAACGGAAATTCTTTCGTGACCTGAGCGCGCCCCTTTCCACACACCGGCTTCCCCCATGGCAAAAGCTCAAATCGCATCTTTGCAGGGTACATGGAATTATAGTCAAGAACGATTCCAGCGCCAACGCTTAGCCCCTTGAACTTTTTACCAACCTGAGAAGATCCACCATAGTACGCCTTTCTGCAATATTCATCCTCTTCACGGGTCAATAGTGGAAACCACTTTTTGAATTTTTTGTAGCCTATCTGTTCGACATACTGCGCATAGGCGTTTGCGCTCTGCGTCATCTTGTCCAGTCCGGCGGCAAAAATCACCTTCAAGCCCTTGTATACGATGTCGCAATCTCTGTGAAGATAGTCCCATTCCTCAATAGTTGGCACATATCCGGGCGGGCGTGGTTTTTCATAGTCTATTTCACCTTTTGACACTGGGATGCCGAACGCGCCGCCAATGTCTGCAACCGGCAGGGAAATAATTTTGAAACTATCATAAATCGTTATCGCCGCGTCATCTTTCCAAAACCTCAACATGTAGTATTGACCGGTGTCCGATATGATTGATGTATAACAACGATCACATTTTTCCCATACGTGTTTCCACCCATGTGAAAAAGCCCAACACATAATATAAGAACTATCAAATTTCATGTTATGAAAATACAGCACCTTGGAATCGGAAAAAGCCCACTCAACAAATGAATCTATTTCCGTGCCGGTACATTTTCCATCATCTCCCAGCGCTTCCCAAGCCCATACGCGCGGAACTTCCTCAACAGTTGTCTCAAAGTCACACATGTACCAGCTCATACACCATAGTTATTTACGAACATTTCCCAATGTGACAGCAGGCCTTCATAATAATCGTCTATATCGTCATCCATATAGAACACTTGGAAGTCAAGATAAGGATCGGCATAATATGAAGCCGCAATCATAGAAGCGTCTATTTTCTCTACCATTTTCGCAATAGGGTTATCTTCTCCAAACGCTTCCTTGAGCTTCTTCAAATAATTTTTCTTGTAGTTTCTATCACCTTCTTGCAATAGTTCTAAGTTATTCGTACACTTTAGCGCTTCCATGTATTTTTTGGCACCTTCACGCCCCCAATTTTGAAAATCCGGCTTAGTCTTCGTGGCCATGTCATGTAACCGCTCTGCTTCTATTAACTTTCTGCGCCGCGCCTTGCCACGCATCTTCTTTGCTTCTTCCCTCGCTTTTTCAGCCGCCGATATTACGCGCCTATAATCCCTCCGCGCCTTCAACTTGACTTCATTTAATTCCCATTTGCTGACGGCCACACCCTTTTCATTCATCACAGGCTGGAAAGCTCCCTTTCTTGTAGCTCTACGGATAGAGTTTAAAAAGTCATTTGCTTGACGGGCATTTTCAAATGACTTTTTATAGATGTAATCAGACGCTTTCAAATTTTCGGGAAGATAAACAGCGCCGTACGGGTCCGCGCGGCGCTGTTTGTTTAAAGCACGGTTATAGTTTTTGATGGCGTTCCTAAATTTCTGGACATTTTTCTTATTCCATTTATACGCCATAATATCACCGCCTTTTTATTTTTTAAATACTTGGAAATTATAGTACACCTTCGCACCCTTCTTGTTCTGAATCGGTTTCAACGTCAAAGGATTTTCAGGGGTCGGTGTACCCTTGAATCTCATGATTTTAGACAGAGCGCTGAAAGCCGTCATGCTCACACAGGATACCGTGCACCCATCATCACACATCATGAGAATGCGCGGCAAGATGCGTAACTCTCCGGTGTTCTCATCTGTAATCTGCACATTCTCTAAATAAATGTCAGTAACAGTAATAACTGTATTAACCACGTCTGACAACTGCGCAGTTTCACCCGTAATGCGCTCCAGCATCTCGTCGTTACGCTCAGGCGTCCAGCTTGCCCAATCCTTGCCCACAACTTCTGAACTCTCACCATTCCACATTGCCGCATAATTCTTTTCGTTTTCAGTCGTTTTTACTTCTACTGCGTTTCTTTCTTCCATGTTCTTTCTCCTTCTCAATCATACTTTCTTCTTAACTCTGTTTTAACCAGTTTTGACTGGCTAAAAAATTTATCATCATCCATGACATATTCTTCTCTGTATACATGAGATGAAATCATCATGAACGGCTCGCCATGTGCAAAATGATTTTTAACATACGTCGCGGATGTCCCAAAATTAAGCTGTCCGGGTGCTGTTTCCTCTCGCTCTGGCTCACTTTCAATCCGGAATTTGATAATAGTATAATACCTATACCCTTTCATTGACCGCGTTCACCACCTTTCTAAACAAAATTATAAACTACTTTCTAAACATCTTCAAGTGCTTTTACTAAATCTCCTTCAAAAAATCTCCCAACAACTGTAAATCGTCCCCATCCGTCACAAATATAGACATCTCTTGCGGAATATCGGCCGCGGTAAAGCCTCTGTCGCTGAGCTTCTTTGAACCCCCATTTTAAAGACTTTAGCATGCCGTCATCTGTAAAGCCAAAGTTTGGGCATTCGACCAAAATATCGTGTTTACGCAACTTTCCTGAAAAAGTCAAGCATGAGGCATAATAAAATTCAGTTAAAATCAGAGTCACTGCACCACATTTACGCAAAGCGCGCAACACTTCATCCTTTTCACTCATTCTTATTTCTCCTTTCTTCCCTTTCGATGCTTTCCATGCTATCCTGATATATGCGGGCAATTTCAAGACGTTCATAATTTTTGTGCCGTCTGAAATGATTGGCTATCAGGACAGCCACGGCGCGCGGCGGGAGACGCACGCGCCGTATTAACATCAACAGAGAATATTCAAGCCTACTTACTTGCACTTACTTCACCCTTTCTCTTTACGATTATATTATATCATAGTTTTTAAAAATG